GAAAAAAAATGGGTAGTTTTTTTGGAATAAGTACAAACAATACAAATAATCTCTCAAAAGAAAAAATACGACAAAATATTTTTGATTTATTTGAAAATAAAAAAAATGTGCTTGAAATATTTTGTGGCTCTGGTGAAATGTATAGGAAGGTTTGGAAGAATGCAGACAAATATACTGGTATAGACATAATAGAGCAAAATGATGAAAGACATACTATCTGCGGTGATTCAATGGAGGTGCTTAAAAAAATTGATATAAATGAGTATAATATTTTTGATATTGATAGCTATGGTGGCCCGTATGAAGAGCTTAATTATATTTTAAATAATATCAATACAAAACAAAAAGAAATCGCTTTTGTTTTGACCGATGGCAGTCATATTAACTTAGCTTTAGGCCACATCAACAGTGGATATAGAAAGATACTTGGGATAAAGTCAAAAAGGCTAACTAATGCTCATTTGCTTCACGATATGTTCATCAAGAAAATATTAGAAAAAATAAAATCAACATTCAATCCAGTAGAAACAAAGTTTTATATAACAACAGGTAAAACAGGTGCGTGCGTTAAATATTATGCAATTTTTTTAAGAATATAAAAAAGCATATTAACATCTATGTAAAAATACGGTATACTATGCATATTTCAAAAAAGGAGTGAGAGAGTGAAATTAAAGGTTATATATCAACCAGCAGGTAGGGCATTGGAGTATAGCAGTCTGGCAGTAAATATAATAAATGGGTGCGATATGGGGTGCAAATATTGCTATGTCCCAGCGGTTACCTCAAAAAAGAAAGAGCAGTTTCATTTAGACGTAAAGCATCGCAAAGATGTATTAAAAAAACTTGAGGACGATTTAAAATATTTACAAAGCGTAGGCAATAAAAAACTCGTAATGTTTAGCTTTACGAGTGATGTATATCAGCTTGATGAAGAGTTTAATAGTATCACCAGGGAGGCATTGCTTTTGTTTAAACAATATGAGCAGCCGTTTCATTTGTTGACAAAAGGTGGGACAAAAGCCGCAAGGGATTTTGATTTATACAAGCAGACTGATTGGTTTGCTTGTAGTTTGACATTTTGGGACAAACAAAAAAGTATCGAGATTGAGCCTAACGCAGCACTTCCAAATAACCGTATTGAAGCCTTAAGGCTTGCAAAAGAGAGGGGCATTAAAACTTGGGTAAGTTTTGAGCCGACACTTGAAGCAGAAGAAACTTACAAGCTTTATGAAGCAAGCAAAGAGTTTGTTGATTTTTACAAGATTGGCAAAATCAGCAGGTATAAAGTCAACGTTGATTGGCATGACTTTACGAATAAAATTGCTGATATGATGGAGGCTGATAAGCAGCCATTCTTTTTAAAATATGACTTACGAGAGTATTTAAGTAAGCCATTGAGTGAATACAAATATCATAGAGAGGTAAAATGACAAAGCAAGAAGCGTCTAAAGCAATGGGGATAAGCAGACCAACACTAGATGCTTATCTCAAAGATAAAGAAAAAAGAAATATTGTGTTATTTGTAATGTCTTTTACGGCGTGGGAGTTTTTCGATAGACTTTCAAGAATTAAGCTTGAAGAGATGGAAAATGGCGAAAACTCTAAGCAAAAATGAAATATCAGCACTCAAAGCCGACCATAAAACAGGGCAATTCTCGCAAAGGGAATTAGCCCGACGCTACGATGTTTCGGCAGCGTATGTGAATAAGCTTGTGAAAAATATCGGCAAAGAGGACGAGGAGATTGTGAACGCTGGAGTGGCGTATCGTACGGCTTTGTCACAAAAAGATGAACATTCCGTGAACGCTATTGAAGCCGCCGTAAACGAAAAGACAAAGCACTTGTTGTTTTTGCACAACGCCACGCTTAAGAATATCAGCGTGATGGCTAAAAAACTAAACGAGTCAGCAAGCGTTAGAGACCACCTAGATGCGCAAAACGCTATACACCGAGCCGGGCAAACTTTAGGCGTAATCGACCAGTTCGCTAGAGGCGGTGATGTAAACGTAAACACAACAGCAGCAGTCCAAAATAACATAACTGTTGAATTTGTGGATTGATGCGACTCCCTCGCTATGCACAAAAGTTCATAAGTGGTACGCATCGTTATCGTTGCCTTTACGGCGGACGGGGGAGTGCTAAATCGCAAACAATAGCTACACTCTTATTGCTACGGGGGGCTGCTAAAAAAACACGTGTGCTATGCCTTAGGGAGATTATGGAAAGCATCGCAGATAGCTCCCATAAGCTCTTAAAAGATATTATCAATGATAACCCCACCCTATCCAGCCACTACACCGTTACGCAAAACGCTATTCGGGGCGCTAACGGCACTGAGTTTATCTTTAAAGGGCTGCGGTATAACATCGCCGAAATCAAGGGTACTCAGGGCGTGGATATTGCGTGGGTTGAAGAGGCTGCGAATGTATCCGAAAACTCGTGGCAGATACTTATCCCTACGATCCGTGAGGAGGGGAGTGAAATCTGGGTAAGCTTTAACCCTGAAACAGAAAACAGCGCAACATATCAGCGCTTTGTTATTAATCCACCCCCGTCCGCTCTGGTTATGCGTGTTAATTACAACCAAAACCCGTTTTTCCCAAAAGTGCTTTTGGAAGAAATGGAACAGGATAGAATTAATAATTACTCAAAATACCTCCATATATGGGAGGGGGAGCTTAAAGCTAACACCGACGCTCAGGTGTTCAAAAATTACGAGGTTAGGGAGTTTGAAACACCGTATAATGCTGAGTTTCTTTACGGGGCGGATTGGGGTTTTGCTAACGACCCGACTACACTTAACCGTTTGTATTTAGTCGAAAAAACACTCTACATAGACTACGAGGTGCACGGGGTGCATACGGAAATAGACGACTTACCGGAACTATTCAGACAAGTACCGTTAAGCGATAAGCATATAATCCGTGCCGATAATGCACGCCCTGAGCTGATTAGCTTTATGAACCGACAAGGCTTCAAGGTTGTACCGGCCAGCAAAGGGGCTGGGAGTATAGAGGACGGTGTTGATAATCTCCGTAATTACAAAATAGTTATTCACCCACGCTGTCATCACACCGCAAGGGAGTTTTCAAAGTATAGTTACAAAATCCACCGGCTTACGGGCGATGTGCTCCCTGAAATAGTCGATGAATGGAATCACCACATCGACGGGATACGATACGCTTGTGAACCGTTAATGAAAAACAACCTGAATGTCTGGAATAAAATCATCTAAAAAAAAGGGTAAAATACCATTATGAGAAAAGCTAAACGGAAAATTAAACAAATACCGGTGCAAACAACAGCGACACAAGCGGTTGTCGACGGTTGGACTAATCTCGCTATGGGTTTGGGCGTATCGCCAAATGTAGATAATCAAATTTCACAAGGGTATTTCGAGTTTAACGACTTTACGAAAAACCGCACACAGCTCGAAGCAGGTTACCGGACAAATTGGCTATGTTCCTCTTTGGTTGATTGCGTAGCAAATGATATAACCCGTGCAGGGTTGGAGTTTACGGGGGAGATTGAACCGGCTGAACTAGCAGAGCTTAAGACTGCGTGGCAACGTTTGGGCATTATGGAAGATATCACTGACGGTATCCGCTGGGGGCGTTTATACGGTGGGGCGATAGTCCTCATTATGGTAAAAAATGCAAGATACAGTGAGCCGCTCAACCTAGAAACGGTTAAAAAGGGCGATTTTTTAGGGCTTAGCGTTTTTGATAGATGGGACTTAACACCAGATATCACTCAGCTAATACAAAACGGGCGTGATATTGGCAAACCGGAGTACTACACTATCAACTCTCTTAACGGCTTAAAAGTCCACCATAGCTATATTTTGAGATTTGAGGGCGACAAGCTCCCAAAATGGCAAGCTATAAATGAGATGTTGTGGGGTGCATCGGTGCTAGAGAATGTCCTAGACCGAATTGTCGCTTTTGAAACAGTTACGATGGGTGTAGCAAACTTAACATCGAGAGCACATCTAAGGACCATCAAAGTCGATAGCCTCAGACAAGTCCTCGCAATGGGCGGCAACGCCGAGGCTAACCTTATCAAACAATTTACGTATATCAGGCAGATGCAAGACAACGAGGGAATCACGCTCCTAGATAAAAACGATGAGTTTGAGACAGCAGCATACAGCTTTAATGGATTGGACGATGTTATCTTGCAATTCGTCCAGCAAATAAGCGGTGCTAAGCGTATACCTCTATCTATTCTTTTTGGTGAGGCACCGTCGGGGTTGAGCAATACGGGCGATAGCGATATTAGAATTTATTATGACGGGATAGCCTCAAAGCAAACGGCACTCGACGAGCATATAATCAAACTAGCCCGTGTTGTTTACCAATCCCTTTTTGGCAAACCAGCCCCAGCCGATTTAGGCGTTAGATGGAACAGTCTCTGGCAACAAAACCCAACCGAGAAATCAACAGTCACAAAAAACATAGTAAACGCAGTTATTGAATGTGTTTCTAATGGAATTTTTAGCAAAGAGTTAGCGCTTAAAGAGATAAAACAACTCTCTACCGTTACTGGCTTTGGTACGAATATCACTGATGAAGATATATCTGAGGGTAACCCACCCGATTACTCCGCCCCAACTAGCACAACAGAGCCGACACCGACAAGGGCTGACCTACTTAAGCAAGCAAAAGAGCTATTAGATGCCTAGGAAGCCCATCATACCACAACGTATAGAAAACGATTACAGCCGGAAGCTTCGAAAGGTTGCTAGGATTGTAGGCACGCTTATTACCCATCACACGCTTATAACTAAAGGTGATAAAGGCGATATTTTGAAGGTTGCTTTAGCCGAGGGGTTAGAAATGGCTTTAAAGCACTACTCAAAA